CCCCCCCGGGCCTGCAGCAGCGGGGCCTGCTGGCGGTCCCCCGCGTCAGATGCCCGGACCGATGGCAGGACCCCCGGCAGGCCCGCCCGGAATGCCCGGAATGCCCCCCGGTCCCCCTGCTGCGCCCCCGCCCCCGCCTCTGCTGAAAAAGCCCGTTCCGGTCAACCCCTCGCGCGTCCCGCAGGTCCACGACCTGCGCCTGAAACGCACGACGAAGAAAGGCAAAGTCAAACTCTGCGCGGTCCCGGGCGATGAATTTTTGATTGGCGCGAACGTCGCGCACCCTCGCGACGGTTTCACCGCGCACCGCGTCAGGCGGACCGTTTCCTACATCAAACAGCGCTACCCGGACGTCGATACCGACGAGCTAACCAGCGATGACGTAATTGCAGGTCCGAACGTCAATGGCGTAGGGCGGGACGCGCGCTACGCGCTGCAGGGCGGGCGCGGCAATATTGATTTCTACCGCGAAAGCGAGGACGGCGATGGCGACGCGTCCATGCGTGAAATCTGGGTAACGGAATGCTATCTGCCTATCGACGCGGATGGCGACGGTATCGCGGAATGGCGCAAGATTACCCGCAGCGGAAACGCCATTCTGGACAATGAACCGATCGACGGGCCGCCATGGGCGACCCTCTGCCCGGTTCCTATCCCCCATATCTTTTTTGGGCGCAGCGAGGCGGACCTTGCTATGCCTGCGATGAAAACGAAAACGATGATCCTGCGTAACGCGCTGGATAATCTTTCGTTCCAGACGAACCAGCGGACCTTTGCGGTAGAAAATCAGGTCAATCTAGACGACCTGCTGACGAACCGCCCGGGCGGGGTCGTGCGCGTGCGGCAGGCGGGCGCGGTCGGACCGCTGACGACCGGTTCCAGCGACCCGGCAGCCGCTATGCAGATGCTGCAGTATGCGGACGAGCAAAAACAGGACGCGACGGGCGTAACGAAATACACGCAGGGCAGCGACGCGGATACGCTCAATAAGACCGCTGCAGGGCTGCAGAACATCACCAACCGCGCGGACATGCGCGTCGAACTGATAGCCCGGATTTTCGCGGAAACGGGCGTTAAGGACCTGTTCTGGCTAATGCTGAAACTGGCGGCCCAGTATCAGGACAAACCGGAAGTTATCCGCCTGACCGGCAAATGGGTCCAAGTGGACCCGCGCGAATGGGTCAACCGTTTCGACATGCAGGTTAATGTCGGGCTCGGGACCGGCAACAAAGATACCGCCGTTAAGAACCTGACCGTTATCCAGCAGCTACAGGCCGCAGCCGTGCAGGGCGGCTACTGTACGCCGAAAAACCAATATAACGCGGCCTGCAAACTGGTCGCGGTTCTGGGTTTCAAAGACCCGGACGCGTTCTTTACTGACCCGGCCAAAATGCCCCCGGCGCCCCCGCCCCCGCCTGACCCGACCATTGCGGCGACGCAGGCGCAGACGTCCGCAGCGATGCAGATAGAGGACGCGAAAAACAAAACCAAACAGTCGGAAATCCTGCTGCAGAACCGGCTAGACGGCGAGAAAGCGTCCAAAGAGGACGAACGCGAACGCGATAAGGTCGCGGCCCAATTGGCTATCCAGCGCGAGGACATGCTGTTTAAGTACGGGGTTCATCCCCTGTATGAGGGCATTACGTTTGTTTCGACCTTCAAACAGAGCGCGCAGGCAGTCGGCGGCCAGTCGATTACCCAGCCCAGCGGCAGCCAGTTTGCAGGCGTCCCGGGCGCCCCTTCAATGACGGCAGCAGGCGCGATGCCCCCGGGTCCCGCTGCAGGTCCTGCAGGTCCCCCGGGCGGCCCCGACCCGGGCGGCCCGCCTAATCCCGGGGGCCTGCCATGAACGCGCAGAACATGACGCGCGACGACGAGCGCGCCCGCTATGCCGAACTGGAACGCTACGAACAGGCGCGGGGTTTGTTGGAAAATCCCCTGTTCGTAGGCGCCTTTGATTCAGTCGAACGGGAGTTAATGCAACGATGGAAAACAGACGCGAGCCTAAGCCCGGACGGGCGGGAGAAAGTCTTTCTGATGATAACGCTGCTGGGGCAGGTCCAGATGGTTCTGCGCGAGCATATGGAAACGGGGCAGATGGCCCGCGTCCAGCTAGAACGGGACCGCACATTACGCGAGCGCGTCGCGAATGGCCTGCATTCAATGTCTGGGTCCAGAGCATAGAACGCGACATGGACGACGAACTATGGGTAACGGACCTCTGGCACCCAGAAGCCCCGCAGCGGGCGGTCCGGGTCCATAACGGGCATCAGGGCATTACGCACAGGGGGCCCGCAGCGGTCCGGCTGAATACCGGGAAAACCATCGTTTTATAGCGTGCTACTGGAACACTAGCGCACCATAGCGGAACACTACGCAGCATGGCGTCTAACCCGTCAACCCGGGCGACGCCTTTTTTTTGAGGTTTTCAATCATGGGCGAAGTTAGCGAACTGGGCGACGCGTTCGGCGCGGTCGAAAAGTCGGATACGACGAAAGCGAAAAGCGCCCCGCGCGGCGACTACGGAAAGACCGCAGCAGAGAAACGCGCGCCAGCCGCAGACAAGGGCGGCGACGACAAGGGACAGCGCGTCGATAAGGCCGCCAGCGACGACCCGGAACATGACGACCTGCTAGCCCGTCTGGCAGGCGACGAGGGCGACGACGACGAGCCCGACGACAAGGGCAAAGGACGCGCCCACGAAACCGACGAGGACGACCAGAACGACGAGGACGACCCCGATAAGGACGACGAAGACGAAGACGACGACGAGGACAAACCAAAGGCCCGCGAGCCTCTAACCGTAGAACTGAAAGTCAATGGCGAATCTCGCACCCTGACCTTTGAACAATTGAAAGACGCGGCCAGCAAGGGGCTGTCCGCGAATGAACGCTGGCAGCAGGCCGCTACAACCCAGAAACGGGCTAACGACCTTGCCAGCCAGCTAACGCAGGAACGCGCGCAGGTCGCTACTTTGTTGGCGAACGTCCAGAACCATATGCGCGCGCTGATTCAGTCAGAAACCCCGAATCTGGACGAACTGGCAGTAACCGACCCTGCGGCATGGGTTCGACAAAAACACCTGCTGGAACAGCGGCAGCAGCATATCCGCGACGCAGAGGCGGCGACCGCCTACCTCGCGCGCCAAGAAATGCAGCAGCGGCAAAGCCAGCAGGGCACGTTTCTCGAAGACCAGTACGAAAGGGTATTAGAGGCGCTACCGGATTTCCGCACGCCTGAAAAAGCGAAAGCGGCTATCGGTCGTATGAACACGTTACTGGCGTCTGTCGGGTTCTCGAATCAGGAAATAGAGGGCATCGCAGACCATCGTATCGTCAAGCTGCTACATACCGCTGTCGAAAACGCGGACAAAGCGGCCAAGTATGACCAGCTACGCGCAAAGGCGAACGCGGCTAAAAAGCGCGTCCAGAACCTACCGCCCGCGCGCGTAGAGGAACCCGGTATGCGTCAACCGAAGGCGAACGCGAGGGCGGAACAGCGCAAGCGCGACGTGAAACGCTGGGAGCAAAACCCGAACGTCGAAAACCTCTCGCGCCTCTTTTGACTGGGAGTTTTTATCATGCCTGCAAATGTATATACATCGACGCAAGTCGTCGGCAACCGCGAGCAATTAATCGACAAGATTTTTCGGACCTCGCCTACTGATACACCGTTTGTTTCACGGATTGACAGGGAGGACGCAGAAGCGGTTTTTGTCGAATGGCAGACCGACACGCTGCGCGCCCCGAACCCGAACAATGCGGCCCCGGAAGGCGCAGACGCGACCTTTGCGCTGCAGGCCCCGACTGTGCGTATCGGCAACCGCTGCCAGATTTTCACTGATACGTTTTCAATCAGCGGCACGCAGAACGCTATCCGCCATGCGGGCGGCCCGGAAATCTCGCGGCTGAAAGCGAAAAAGGCCATTGAAATTAAAAAGGATATCGAAGCGGCAGTGATCTCGAACCCGGCGACGCAAGCGGAGGACGCGACCCATAACCGCAAACTGCGCGGCCTGAATGGCTGGATCCACACTAACAACAATTCAGGCGTAGGCGGTTCCCCCCCGGTCCCGTCTACCAACACGCCAGCCGTCCCGGGCACGAAACGCGATTTTTCGGAAGCGCTGTTAAAAGACGTGATTTTGAAGGCCTACACGTCAGGCGGGGACGTCCGTTTTGCGCTTATGTCACCCTTCCTTAAACAACTCGCTTCGACCTTCGACGGGAACGTAGTGCGGGAACAGGAAGTCGGCAACACGAACAAAGGCACGTTGCAGACCGCGTACACGTTCTACGGCTCGGATTTCGGCGTTATCGAAATGGTCCCTGACCGCTGTATGGCGGGCATCGATGGCAATGTCTACGGCATCGACCCCGACTACTGGTCCATTGCGACGCTGCGCGGTTTCGAAACCGACGAACTGGCGAAAACAGGCGATAACGTTAGCTACGAAATGGTTACGGAACTGACGTTAGTAGCACGCAATGAAGCGTCGTCGTTTGCTATTCGCGACCTGAACCCGTAAGCGGCACGACAGAGGAAGGCCCCCGGAAACGGGGGCTTTTTTATGCATGAGCGAAAAACGCGACGACATTTTATGGGACGAGGAACTAGGCGTAGTCATTGAAACGACGCACTGGTTTCCCGGCATGCTGGACCATATCGCGCACTTGCGAAACACCTACGCGCGCGCGGGCAAACCGCAGGATTTCCGCCTGCTGGCCCATATCGACGGCTGGGTTATCGAAGAATGGTGCAAGAAAAACCGCTACACGTTCGACCAGTTCACGCGGGACCCAAAGGTACGCGCTGAAATGCTGAACGACCCCGATATGAGCGCATTCCGAATCTGGCGGGGGAAGGTATGAGCATTCGAAACTATGACGAACTGCAGGACAGCATAGCGGGCTGGCTCAAACGAACCAACCTGACCGACCAGATACCCGATTTTATTACGCTGGCAGAGGCGGGTTTTAACCGCGTCCTGCGGGTTCGCCAGATGGCGGCGACCTACACGCGCACGACCAATCAAAACACGGTCGCGCTACCGGATGACTTTCTGGCAGCGGAGAAAATCCAGCTAGACGGCCAGACCCTGACCTATATCGAACGGTACGCAGCGAACAGCCGCGACCTAGGCGAGAGTAGCGCGAACCGCTACACGATGATCGGTACTCAGCTATGGATTTTTTCGCGGGTATCCAATGCGAGCGTTCTAACCGTCGATTACTACCAGCGCATTACCCCGCTGTCCGACGACGAACCGCAGAACTGGCTGATTGAAGACGCGCCAGACGCGTACCTGTACGGGTCCCTGATGCAGGCTGAACCGTACCTGAAAAACGACCAGCGGGTAGCGATATGGTCCAGCCTGTACGGGCAGATTATCGACGCCATGATGGGCGCCAATACCAGCGCGCGGACGTCTGGTAGTGCGCTCGCGATGACGGCAGCGTAGGGGGCAACCATGCCAGCGCCTGCCTACCAGCCGTTAAAAGGTTTCGCGCCCGACCTAGACCCGACGACCCCCGGAATCATTGTTGATTGTTCCATGATGGTCCCGACCGTTAAGGGCATGAAAGGCGCGGCAGCGATGGTTCCTACCAAGTTACCGACGCTGCCGAAACAGAGTATCGGCGCGGCGACGGTCCAACTCCTGTCGGGCACGCTGCGCGCGTTCGCGGGCATGGCGGACAGTATCTACGAATCGATCAGCAACACATGGACGGACGTAACGCGCAGGGCCGCGAGCGGCGAACTGGTCGCGGGCGGCGACCCATTGAACGCGCGCATGGGCGAATCGACGCTAGCAGCGGGCGACCCTATCCCCTACCGGTCCACGAACGACAATACTTGGAGGTTCGCCCAGTTCGGTAATGTGTCGCTGGCGGTCAATGGCGCGGACCCTATCCAGCAGAGTCTAACCAGCGGCCCGTTTTCGGACATTCCGGGCGCCCCGACAGCGGACGTGATCGACGTTACGCAGGGGTTCGTCTTTGTCGCTAACGTGCTGGACGCGAACTACGGCGAACGCCCGGATGGCTGGTGGTGTAGCGGGATTTACGATCAGACCATCTGGACCCCGTCGATAGCGTCGCAATGCGCGACCGGGCGGCTGATTGATACCCCGGGCGAGATAACCGCCTGCCGCGCGCTGGGCTCGAATATCGTGCTTTACAAGGGGACCAGTTTTTACTTTGGAACCTATCAGGGCCCGCCCGTTATCTGGGGCTTTAATGTCGTATCGAACCAGATAGGCGTTTTCTCGCAGGAAGCGGTTATCAGTATCGGGACCGCACACATTTTTTGCGGGAACGACAATTTTTATAGCTATGACGGTACGCGCCCGTTACCGATTGGCGACGAGGTAAAGGAATGGTTCTTTGCGAACCGGTCCCCCGGCGCCATGTATCGCATGCGTTCAATGCGCGACCCGCGAAACAGCCTCTGCTACTGGTTCTTTGTGTCGGTCGATTCGCTGGACCAGAAGACGCTGGACCGGGGGCTAGTCTTCAATCACCGCGCGAACAAATGGGGCCGCGCGGACTACATCATAGAAAACCCGTTCGAACAGGTAACGGGGCAGATGACCTATGACAGTCTGGGGACGTTTTACCCGACATGGGACCAGCTACCCAGCGTTTCCTATAACAGCCCGTTCTGGGTCCAGTCCTCGCGCGTCCCGGCTGTCATTGATACCGCGCATAGGGTCCAGACGCTGACCGGCGCGACCGTGACCTGCGGCCTGCAAACTGGCGAGTTTGGCGACGACGAAGTTTATACAGACCTTCAATACGTCCGTATCCGCTGCGTGCTGGACCCGGTTAGCGCAACCATGGCGACCCGGCACCGCTACACGCTGGGGAACACGAAAGACGAACAGACCAAAACCAACGTCCTGCATGACGGAAAGTTTGATGTAGACGCGTCCGCGCGCTGGCATAACGCGCTGTTCCAGTTTAAGGGCGACGTCGAAATCATGGGCTACGCGCCCGCCCTCGTTCCTGACGGTTCGCAATAAGGACGCCCAGACATGGCCCGTATCGGCTATCCGTACCTGCCCCCGGCCAGCCCGGGCGACCGGCAGGCCGCAGACCTGACAGCGGCACTATCGCAGGCGCTGCGCCAGATTATCGACCAGCTAAACGGCCTGTCTGACGGGCGGTTAGCGCAATCGACCAGCGCAGCCCCAGCGGTCCCGACCAAAGGCGCCTACGCGCAGGGCGACTACATACGCAACACGAAACCGACCGCAGGCGGCCCGCTGGGCTGGGTCTGCGTCGCGAGCGGCAACCCGGGGACATGGGCCCCCGTCAATGTGAATTAGAGGCGACGACATGAACGCAGCCGAAATGCCCCCGGGCGTAATGAACACGATGGACCAGCCCCCGCGACCGTACTTTAAACCGGTAGAACAAAAGGACCTGCCTAGCGTCTGGGCGTTCGTGCGGCCTGCGCTGGAAACGGTCCCGCGCGCGGACGGCTGGCTAGTCGAAGACGTTTATATGGTGCTACGAAGTAACGGCGCGACGCTGTACATGATTTACGACGAAACCGGCCAGCCAGCCGGTTTTTTCATTTTGAGGCTGCTACAGGAATTCGACGGGCCCCGCGTTCATATCTGGATTTTGTACGCGAAAGACGCGGATTTTGACCCCATGGGGATTTTCGCGGACGACCTAGAACGCATGGCGCGGCAGGCGGGGGCGCTGCGCCTGACGTTTTCAACGAACCGCCC